ATGGACCTTGTCTTCGCACCAAGCGAGATCGAGACGTGGCCGATCGACCGGCTGCGCCCCTATGCCCGCAATGCCAAGATCCATGGCGACGATCAGGTGGCCAAGATCGCGGCCAGCATGGCCAAGTTCGGCTGGACTGTCCCCTGCATGGTCGCCGACGATGGCGAACTGATCGCCGGGCATGGCCGGGTGCTGGCCGCGACAATGCTGGGGCTGACGGATGTGCCGGTCATTCGGCTGGGGCATCTTGATGAAGCCGAGCGGCGGGCCTACCGGATCGCCGACAATAAACTGACCGAACTGGGTGACTGGGACGAAGCCATGCTGCGCGACGAGATCGCGGGGCTGCTGGCGGATGATTTTGATCTGTCGCTTCTGGGGATCACTGATGCAGAGCTCGATGCGCTGCTGCAAGACCCCGATGCGCTGGGCACTGATGGTCCGGTCGAGGGCGAGGATGACATTCCGGATGTGCCGGTGACGCCGGTGTCGGTCCCTGGTGATCTCTGGCAGCTCGGGTCGCACCGGCTGATCTGTGGTGACAGCACATCCGCAGATGTCGTCGGGCGGCTGCTCGGCGATGTGAAGCCGCAGCTGATGGTCACAGATCCGCCCTACGGTGTGGAATACGATCCCGGATGGCGCAATAAAGCAGGCGCTGCTGCAACCAAGCGCACCGGCAAGGTGCTGAACGATGACCGTGCGGACTGGCGTGAGGCCTGGGCGCTGTTTCCTGGGGATGTTGCCTATGTCTGGCACGGCGCGCTGCATGCTGCGACTGTGGCCGACAGTCTGATCGCCTCGGGCTTCAACATCCGCTCACAGATCATCTGGGCCAAGGACCGGCTGGTGCTGAGCCGCGGTGACTATCACTGGCAGCATGAGCCCTGCTGGTACGCTGTACGCGCCAAAGGCAAAGGCCACTGGGCGGGCGATCGCAAGCAGACGACGCTCTGGCAGATCGCAAACAAGGATCAGGATGCGGACACAGTTCACGGCACACAGAAACCGGTTGAATGTATGCGCCGTCCGATCCTGAACAACTCAAGCCCCGGCCAAGCGGTCTACGAGCCCTTCATGGGATCAGGCACCACGCTGATCGCGGCGGAGACCACCGGGCGCGTTTGCTTCGGGGTGGAGTTAAACCCGGCCTATGTCGATGTGGCCATCGAGCGATGGCAGGCCTTCACCGGCCAGGAGGCCTTGCTTGTGGAAACTGGCGAGAGCTTTGCCGCCCTCAAATCGGAGCGGATGGCGGCATGAGTCAGTCGCGCAGGATGTCACTGATTGAGGCTGGCACCAACGTCGTGGTCGGTTATGTGCTGGCCATTACGACGCAGATCGTGGTGTTTCCGTGGTTCGGGCTGGTGGTCAGCATCGGCGATAATCTTGCCATTGGCGCGATCTTTGTCATTCTTTCACTGATCCGAAGTTACTTGCTGCGCAGGCTCTTCGCGCGGCTGCGATGACGGCGCAGATCCATCATTCGGCAGCGAATACACTGTGCCCCGCCCGTCTTGCTTCTCGGAGGTGACCGGCAGGCCCAGCTTTTTCTTCAGGCTACCGGAGATCAGGCCGCGAACACTATGCGCCAACCACCCCGTCACAGCGACGATTTCGGCGATCGAGGCCCCCTCGGGCCGCTGCAGAAGGATGATGATCTGTGCCTGTTTGGTATTGGCTCGTATCATCGGTATTTTGGGCGCCGGTGCTGCGGCTGCATGCTGACGGACTGCCGCCATCGTTTTGACAACCACCGGTTCAATTCCGACCGCGAGCAGCCCCGCGTCGGTGACCACCAGCGTGGTGCCGTGACCATCACCGGTTTCGCGCCAGAGCGGTTCGCCCTTGCGGGTGTTGGCATCGACCTCTTCGAGCCAGCCGCTGTCGATCATCATGGCCACGACCTTCTTGGCGGCAGCACCATGCAGTCCCTCGGGCAGCGGCATGGCAATGTTGTCTGCGCGCTGGGCACCAGTGGTGAGGATCAGGCTTTGGGTCTTCGTGAAATTGGGCATGGTGGCCTCCGGTGAAACGGGCAGCGCGGGATGCGTGCCCTTCTACCGGCATTGGCCCGCGGGAGCGCGGGCCAACCAAAGCGTTAGTTTAGCGAGCCTCAGTCCGCCTCTGCCATTGCAGCGTTGATTGCGAAGTGCTGCACCCATCCGGTGAGATATGGTAGACTTGCGGGGATGCCCTCCTCACGCGCGGTCCGGCGGCTGATGCGCCAGCCCTGCCAGCGGCAGATTGCTGATTGGATCGCCGTCTCGCTGTCGATGTTGCAGCCCGTCATGTTGCCGACCACATCGTCGGCGAAGTGGCGGCCCATCCGGCTGTCAAGAAAGTCGCGGATCCCGATCATCTCGTCTTCGGTGTCGGCGCTGATGGCTGCGGCGATGAGGCGAGAAGCCAGCGTCCAGACCTCTGCGCTGCGCCGCTGGCGCTGCGGGCAGTTTGTCAGGGTTTGGAAAAAGCCGTAATCTTCGTTGCGGCTGGGCAGAATGGGGTGCGTGGTCATGGGCTTGGATCCTTTGGTGCGGTGCATCGTTTTGCTGAGACAACCATCGCTCTGACAGGGTGATTAGCGTAGTCAATTCGGCGCAATTTGATTGCTTTTTTGCACCCCACGCAGGGAGGTCAGTTCACGCCATACACCGGCCTGCCAGATATAAAGATGGCAAAGTTCGCAAGTGGGCTGTTGCAGGATGCGGGGCGCGCGTGGTGGATCAAAACAGTCCAGTGCGTCCACACGCACCTGACGGATTTCGCGGGCGGCAAGAATGTCCTCGGGTGTCCAAAGGGCCAGCGCTGGCAGCATATGGGCGGGTTAACCATCAAAATGCACATACACATGTGCCCATTCGTCGGGACCTGTCTGGATGGCGATTTGTGCGCGGGTGCTCATGGACCGTCCTCCTTCAAATCAGCTTCAGGTCGGCCAACCCCGCGCAGGCGGCAGTAAGCTGGCTGGTCGGCAGTTCGACCTTGATATGCGAGAAGATGTCTGAGGCCTCGGCCTTGATCCCTGCGTCCCGCAACGCGGTCTCGATGGCCTCCGCGATAGCGTTGGGGCGGCTGCGGTCGAAATGGTCGGGCAGCATTGCATAGTCGATGCGGATGGTTGTGGTTGCCATTGTCATGATCTGGCCTTTCAGTCTTGCTGTTCGATGAGGGCGAGAATGGCGATCGCCATGCCGCCGAGGTACTCGCTGCGCCGGAACACGATGTCATCGATCTCGCCCGCGCAGGTGATGGCGGGATCAACAGCCAGGCTCTCGGCCATATGCGGCAGCAGGCTTTTGGCTTGGGCGTTGTAACGTTCTGCAAGGGTCATTTCTTTGTCTCCGTTCAGGCGTGTTTGCTTGTACTGAGAATCGCTCTGACGGGCAGTATAATCAACTCAAATAGAGCAGCTTTCCCGTTTATTTACAATATGTTGAGGGCATCCCAAGCGCCATGGAAGGTCTATCCGAACGCGCCTATGCAGAACACTCCGGCCTATCGCGTGGAGCCGTGCAGAAGGCCCGCAAGAATGGCCGCCTGGTGCTCTTTGCCGACGGGTCGATCAATGCATTGGCGTCTGATGCACGCCGCGGTGCAATGACGGATCCGGATCAACAGATGCGGTCGCGGGGTGGTGTTAACGCGGGTGGTGATGGTGGAGGGATTAGCAGCGGTAATATCTCAGGCACTGGCGGCGTGTCAGGGCCAGGCGACAGCACCTCCTATCTCAAGGCCCGCACGGCGCTGACGGTCTATCAGGCCCAGGAGCGCCAGCTATCGATCCAGCGCAAGAAGGGCGTGCTGGTGGATCGAGCGCGGGCGGAAACGCTGGTGTTTCGGCTTGCAAGGCAAGAACGTGATGTCTGGGTCACCTGGCCCACCCGTGTGGCGGCCCTAATGGCTGCCCAATTATCCGCAGAGATGGAGAAGGTGTCGGGGGTGCCCGTGGCAATCGAGACTGCGATCCTGCAAAGGGTGCTGGAAACCCATGTCAGAGAGCAACTCACCGCCCTGGCCGACCTCAGGGTCTCGCTTGAATGATGACGGCAACGCATACGACCTGACCGACGACAACCTGACAGCAGATCTCGATCTCGCCTTTGATGGCGCCGAGGACATTCTACGCGTCTGGCGTAACGGCATGCGGCCAGATCCGGACCTGACGGTATCGGAATGGGCAGATGCGCACCGCAAGCTATCGTCGCGGGCGTCGGCGGAACCTGGACAGTACCGCACAGCGCGCACCCCATATCTGCGCGCCATCATGGATGCGCTGTCGCCAAACCATCCGGCGCAGCGGATTTCATTTATGAAAGCTGCACAGGTTGGCGCGACGGAGGCCGGCAATAACTGGATCGGCTTTGTCATCCATCACGCGCCGGGCCCGATGCTAGCCGTGCTGCCAACAGTCGAGATGGCCAAACGCACGTCGCGGGGCCGGATTGATCCGCTGATCGAGGACAGCCCCGCGCTGAAAGAACGGGTCCAGCCTGCGCGGTCGCGCGATGCGGGTAATTCGATGCTGTCGAAGGAGTTCCCGGGCGGCATTCTGGTGCTGACGGGGGCAAACTCGGCAACCGGCCTGCGGTCGATGCCGGCACGCTATGTGTTTTTGGATGAAGTGGACGCCTATCCCGCCTCGGCCGATGAAGAAGGCGATCCGGTCACCCTTGCCGAGGCGCGCACCACCACCTTCGCGCATCGGCGCAAGGTCTTCATGGTCTCGACGCCCACCATCCGCGGGCTGAGCCGGATCGAGCGGGAATTCGAAGCCAGCGACCAGCGGCGGTATTTCGTGCCCTGCCCGCATTGTGACCATAAGCAATGGTTACAGTTCGAACGCCTGCGCTGGGAAAAGGGACAGCCGGAAACGGCGATGTACATCTGCGCAGGGTGCGAGAAACCAATTGCAGAGCACCACAAGACCGACATGCTGGCGCGCGGTGAATGGCGGGCGACGGCAGTGTCGGACAATCCGCATGCCATCGGCTTCCACCTCTCGGCGCTCTATTCGCCGATCGGCTGGAAAAGCTGGGAGCAAATCGCGCGGGACTGGCTGGCCGCCCAAGGCTCCGACGAGATGTTGCGGGCCGCGCGCAACACACTCTTGGGGGAGACATGGGTTGAGAGCGGCGAGGCGCCGGAATGGCAGCGACTTGCGGATCAGCGGTTTACTTTCCCTGCGCAGATCCCCGCAGGCGGGTTGTTCCTGACCGCCGGTGCCGATGTGCAAAAAGACCGGATCGAGGTCGATGTCTGGGCCTGGGGCCGCGGGCTGCAAAGCTGGCTCGTCGATCACATCGTCATTCCGGGCGGACCGGATGATCCGGCGTGCTGGGACAAGCTGACCTCGCTTCTGGGCCAGACTTGGGTGCACGAGCATGGCGCGGTGATGCCGCTGGCCAAACTGGCCATTGATACCGGCTATGAAACGGCCGCTGTTTACGGATGGGCGCGCAAGCAGGGCATCGCACAAGTGGCACCCGTGAAGGGCTTGGAAGGGTTCAACCGCGCAACACCGGTGTCGGGGCCAACCTTTGTCGATGCCACCGTAAATGGTCGCAAGCTGAAGCGCGGGGCCCGGCTCTGGACCGTGGCCACCGCCACCTTCAAAGCCGAGACCTATCGCTATCTGCGGATCGAGCGACCCAGCGATGAAGATCGTACGCTGGGCATCGCCGATCCGGCTGGCATGATCCACCTGCCGGATTGGGCTGATAGCGAATGGCTCAAACAGCTAGTGGCCGAACAGCTGGTTACGATCCGTAACAAGCGCGGCTTTGCCCGCCAGGAATGGCAAAAGCTGCGTGAACGTAACGAGGCCCTCGACACGCGGGTTTATGCGCGGGCGGCGGCGTGGATCCTTGGTGCAGATCGCTTTGACGAGCGGATGTGGCGACAGCTGGAGAAGCAGGCTGGTGTGGAAACCGCCGCGACCTTGGCACAGCCCGAGACCGATAAATCGACTGAGCCGCAAGCCGGGCGTATCGCCGCCCCGCGGCGGCGTGGCTGGAAAATCAGCACGCCAAAATACATGGAATGACGAATGACCCTCGATGAGTTGAAACTCCGTCACAGCGCGCTGCTGGCCGCGCGCTACAGCGGCACGCGGTCTGTCAGCTATGACGGCAAGACAGTCACCTACGGCACCGATGCCGAACTGGCGGCTGCGATCAGTGACATCGAGCGCCGGATTGCGAAAGCCGAGCGCGGCGCCGGGCGCATCCTGAGGCCTCATGCCGTGAAGGATCTGTGATGAACTGGCGGCAGCGGCTGGGAGCGTTCGTCGGTGGCTTTGATGCGGGCCAGCATCACCGCCGCCTGCGCGGGTTCCGCGCGACGCGGGCCCATGTCAATGCACTGATCGCGGCCTCTGGTCCCGATATCACGGCCCGTGCCCGCTGGCTCGTGCGCAAT